GAGAAGTCATTCCTCTTCGTTATGTTCTTTGCAACAATGCCTAGAACTGTATTAATTTGTTACTCGCTGCTTGCAGTATCAGTCGAGTCCTTCGCTTATTATAGTGGTCTTAGGCTTCTCCACTTTCTTAATTTGTAGTTCATAGTAACAGGTTTTTAGAACCTAATTAAATTATTTTATTTAAATATTTGTTTTATTTTAGATACTTTTTTAGCCTCGTCTGTTAAGAACAATTTACTTTTTTTGTCTATCTCTATTACCCAGTAGTCTTTGTGAGGATCAAGCGTAATATTTTCAGTTAATAAAGCAATATGAACCGCAGCTTCTACTACAACTTTTGTAGCATCCTTGCCATCCATTAAAAATGAAACTGTGGTATTTAGTTGTTCAGCTAACTGTGATAAGTATCTAGGATTTGTAACACGACCAGTCTCTACATTGGCTATATTCATATAACTTATGCCTAGCTTCTCTGCTAGTTGGCTTTGTGAAAAACCCTTGTCTAATCGTAAATTCTTGACTCTGAGTGCTAATGTTGACATGATTATTTAATTATTATTTGCTATTGTATTTAATTCAATATATAATCGAGTACAAATGAATTAATTTATAGTGTGTAAAAGATACTAATTATATCACCAATTTGGGGTCTATAACAATGGGAAATAAATGCTCGAAACCTGTATATCTACTTGCTCTTTAGCACGATTTTGTGCTAGACATTCGTTGAATAATCCATCACCAAGAATAAGAAACACCAGGCAAGGAAGATACAACCCAGAATTGAAGAAGAATTGTAAAGGTTATTTGGAATTAGATATAGAAGATGACGATACAGATTCATAGAAAACCTTTAAGCGTTAATGCTTGTTGGCAAGGTAAACGGTTTAAGACTCCTTTATACAAGGCGTATGAACAAGAAATACTTTTACTGTTGCCAAATAAATACGAGATTCCTGAAGGAGACTTGCAGGTTAGGTATGAGTTTGGACTTAACACAATGGCAGACTGGGATAACCCTGTTAAGCCTTTGCAAGATATTCTTCAGAAGAAGTACGACTTTGATGATCGTAGGATTATGAAGGCAGAAGTAATTAAGAAAGTGGTTAAGAAGGGCGATGGATATTTTAACTTTGAGATACGAGGTATGGAATGAGTTTTGAAGCTATGGCTATGGTAGTAACAGTTGAGAACATATCACCAATTAATAAGCTGATATTAATTTTGTTATCTAACTATGCTGATGAGAACAATAAGTGTTTTCCATCTTATGAGAAGATTTCAAAGTTAGCTAATTGCTCAAGGCGAACTGCTGTAAGAAGTATTAACAAACTTGAAGAGATAGGATTAGTATCTATTCAGAAGAGAAGGTTGTCTAACAACGACAATCAATCCAACATCTATACCATCAATAGACCTAGTGTCAGAATGTCACCACCTAGTGACAAAGACAGCACTACCCCTAGTGACTCAGTTACACCCCCTAGTGACACAATGTCACCCAATACTATCACTTTAAACAATCAGTTAGTTAATACATCTATAGATAGATTTCCAGAGTTTTGGGATGTCTATCCAAAAGGGCATAGAGTTTCTAAAGGTTTATGTATTTCCAAATGGAAGTTATTAAAGCTAGATGCTATTGCTGATGAAATCATTGCTGATGTTTTAACAAGAACAAAAGAAAGTAAGAAGTGGACTACTGGTTTTATTCCAGGTAGTAGGACTTATCTGTATCAAGGGCGTTGGAATGATGATCTCGACAAGATTGAACTTGTGGTAGATGAAGATAGCTTTGAGTACATGAACATGGTGGCAATTGGCACTATGAATGAAAAAAAAAATATTGAGGTAGCATAATGTATCAGAAAGAAATAACTCCTGAACTAATAGCATTATCAACAGGTGTGGCTTTATGGTCACAAGCTAGATATGGTTGGTTTATTAGTTCTAAGGTAAGTGATAAGCAAATAGCAATTGAACTTGCTAGTGAGTTAGAACAGCTTACACCCCATCAATTAAATTTTATTGAAGATGCCAAGAAGAAGTGGGTATCTGATGAGCATGATAGACCGCCTAATGTAGTTGAATTTGTTACAGCAGTTAAGCAGGTATGTGAGATAGATAGAAAGAAGAAAGAAACTGAACGCCTAACACCAAGACTACAGAACCAAAGAATAGATTTTGCAGGTATGTGGGATGCTGCTAATGATAAAGATAAGATGACTTTCTTTGAGCGTTACGACTCTCAAGAATGTCCACCTGCTACAAAGTATTTTGCAAGACAGTTCTATCGTAAGAAAGGACTAGAGGAAGAAAAAATCGCAGAACTATTGGAGTATTAATGAAGAGAGCAGTTGTTTTTCCAGACCAGCACTATCCGATACACGATGTAAAGGCAATGAGTGTTGCTCACCAAATTCTTAGAGAAGTTAAGCCAGATATATTTGTTAATCTTGGCGATGTAGTTGAAGGAGATAGCGTATCAAGTCATAGGTGGAAAAGAAGAAAAAGACCACCTTTAGAGTACCAACTTCCATTAATAGAAAAAGAAATACAATTAGTAAACAAAGAACTCGACAAAGTAGATGCTATCTTAGATGAGGTAGGCTGTAAAGAAAGACACATCTGTCAAGGCAACCATGATGAATGGTACGATATGTTTGTAGATGAGAATCCTTATTTAGATCATCTAACATTTCGTAAGGCTTACAAATGGGATGAGCGTGGTTTTAAGTTTAAAAAATACAATGAAGTTTTAACCATTGGTAAGTTGTCTTTTATTCATGGTGCATATACAGGGCCTACTCACGCTAAGAAACACCTCGAATCGTATGGCACAAATTTAATGTATGGTCATGTTCACGATCTTCAAAGATACTCTATGACTCGTATGAAAGATGGCGCTATATCTGCCTGGTCTTTAGGCTGTCTAAAAGATATGCGAGCAGAGAAAAACACCTGGCTTAGAGGAAGGCTACACAACTGGAATCACGCTGTAGCCATAGTAGATTTTTTTGATAACGGTAACTTTGCGGTGCAGATTGTAGAAATTATTAAAGGCAGAACTGTGCTTAATGGTAAAGAGATAATTGGATGAGTAAGATAACTGAATCAGCTAAAGGACAAGTCTGTGAGATGAGGCTTGATGGGTGTCTGCCTGGAACGGAGACAGTTGTCTTTGCACACCTTAATAGAGACTCTGGAATGGGCATGAAGAATAGGGTAGGGGAGTTCGATTGGGGCGCACCAGCTTGTCAACATTGTCATCAAATTGTGGATGGCGTTGTTCTGACAAATTACGATAGAGAGTGGTTAGAACTATTACATCTTAGAGCAACTATCCGCTATCAAAAGAAACTAGCAAAAGATGGAGTTATAACAGCATAGGACATTCAATTTGTTTATAGCCCAAATGGGCGGTACACATTTAGTCGCTTACAACTTAACCGAGTGTCCTATTTTTTTATAACTGTGGAGAAGATGATGGAAGATTTAAAAGAAATGGTAATGAAAGTATTACAAAATAAATCGTTAACTGTGTTCCTAGCAATTGCTATTTTGGCTCTGTTGTTTGGATGAATAAAGACATTGTAAATAACCCTGCCCACTATACCAAAGGGAAGATTGAAGTAATTGATTTTATTATCGATCAAAAGATGGATTACCTAACCGCTTCAGCAGTTAAGTATCTATGTAGACATTCTCATAAGCATGTGGGTGAGGGGCAAATAGATGACCTAAGAAAAGCCAGGTTCTTTATTGAAAAACAAATTGAACAACTAATGCGTGAAGATGATTAGTCGTGTTATTAAAAGAGCCGAACCTAAAGAAGCTACCTTTAAAACTTTAGTCCAGGATTTTTATCGTGAAAACCCAAGTGTTGATATAGCTACCATATGTATCTATGAGGGTAAGCCAAAAAGGTCAGATGCTCAAAGTAGATTGTATTTCTCTTGGCGTGATATATTTGCTGAAGAACTTGGTAACAATAAACCAGAGATGCACAAAATTTTAAAAGATAAATTTAAAGTAGAATCAACTAAAGATTTAAATGTAATGGAGTTTGTTGATTTTCTTTGTGAGATAGATATGCTGGCTGCGGAACATAACATTACATTGCCTCATGGCAACGACTATGAGATAGCAGTCTATGGCAAAATAGTTTGACTCTGGGTGTGTTATAAGATATACTGAAAGGATGCCAAGCGAGAAAAAAGTACACCAAATAAACATCAAAGTTGATGATGATGATCTAACTTACCTAGATGCAAAAGCTAAAAGATATGGACTTTCTCGTTCTGCAATGATTAAGTATTTTGCACTTAATGGTGAATTTACTACCAGAATGGAAGAACAGTTAAAACATCCTAGACTTTAATACATAGGTCGTATGTTGTGAAACTCAACCATAGCTTCATTAAATAATGGCTCATCAAATCCTTTAGGATTATCTACAGTTATTAAACTATCATTGTAGAATCTAGGGTTTTCAGCATCATATTTTTCGTAATCAAAATTCTTTTCGTAATCTTTAGGCGCAGCTAACATACTAGCTCCCTTACCAATAACACTAGTAATTCCAGTAAACAATCCTAATTTACCTAGCCCTCTTAATGCTGTACCTGCAAGCATAGCTACTGGTATAGGCATTATAAACTCATCCTTTGAGATGGCTCAAAAGAAACAAATTGATTTTCTTGTTCCATAGGTCTTGATGACCATGCTGGAGAAGTTCCATATAAATTTACAGCTTCTTGGTAACCTTGTTCAGTATCCCAATACGGATCGTCTGTATTTACGCTCCAAAAGTTTGATCCTTCAGCCATCATATAGCCAGGTTTTTCAGAAGGTGCTGCCTCTATACTTTGAGTTTCTTTTTGCTCTGGTCTAAGCCTTTGCGTATTTTCAGGAGTTAACATTCCTTTCATGTCCTCAACTTTATAAATAGAGTCCATATATTTAGGTATAACTTCTGCAACAACTTGATTGTCACTAAATGGAATAGGCATACCATTAGCATCAAATTTTTGTTCATCTACCCAATCAATATCTGTAGGCATATAATTTTTAAACATTCCAGTAAAAAGTTTTAATATATCCATTTATTCTTCCGCCATTACTTCATTAATTCCAGCCATTAACTGTGCAAAGACACCACCAAATTGTTGGCTTTTTGGACTCATAGTCATTGCCCTACCTAATAATCTAGTCGTTCTAGGTGAAGTTAATATTCGAGATATAATATAAGGCGTTAAAGTATATTGTGCAATATCTACGCCTAGTTCAGTTTTAGATTGTGCTGCATCTACTCCTGGAATAACATTCATAATACCAAAAGTGTCTAATATTAAACCTGCTTGACCAACTTTAACCATAAAGTCTCCAGCAGCAGAAGTTCTTTTTTGTGCGCCTTCTAAAATAGTAATAAAATCTTTTATAGAAGTTTGTTGTTTCTTTGTAAATGCAGTCGTAAAAGTATCATTAAGAGGTGTATTTTTGTTTAATAATTGTTTTAAGTTTGTTATTTTAAATTCACCTGCTACAATATCTTTTGGACTTAAAAGAGCATTTCCTATTTTTGGCATTGTGTTTTCACCAATATTTGATAATACACTTGAAGCATTGTCTCTTGAACCAGCAATTAAAGATTCTAAATAACCTGTTTGCATTTTTTGAAACACATCATTTGCATTAAATGCACCATCTGTTCCTTTTGCAAGTTCAGCAGATTTATTAAGAGCAATTCTAGCTTCTTTAATTAAAGTTACATTACCTGAAGCAAAAATTGTTCTACCAATTTCTTCTGGATCATTTTTAAGCAAACTAGCTATATTTTTAGATTTAACTGCTGCTGCGCCTTCTGCCCAAAACTGAGTTGCTTTTTTATATTCTGTTATAAATAGCTTGTTTTTAGTTGCTGCTGCGCCATCATCTAAAGACTTAGCTAATATACGCTCCATTTCACCCATCATTAATTTAGCTTTTGCTTCACCAAATTTAGTTTCTAAAGCTCTTGATTCTGCTAAAAAATAAGACCTTAATTCTTGAGCTGCTTTAAAAGAAATACCATCACTTTTTATTGACATTATTTTTTCTAATAATTTACCACCCCAATCTCCATTTGGAATACCTGCTGTTTCTGCGCCAACTTTTAATCTGCTTGCAGCGTGTTGTTTTAATTCTTTAAGTGATACAGGCTGAACAATATTTTTAACCGTTTGTGTTTCTGTGCGATTAATCATAGCACCAGTATCATCTAAGATGTTAGTAGGTACTACTCTTTTTATTATTTCTTTTTGAAATTTTTCAGTATACAAAGTGTCTAGGTAATCAAACATTTGACCGCCTATAGCGCTATGTTGTGCTTGACCTGTTATTATTGCGGATTGAAAAAGCTCACCTATATCAACACTACCACTAAGATTATTGTAAGCTGTAGTATTGAAATGTTTTATATAAGAATCTACATAGTCTGTTATCGCTGTGTCTGTTAGACCTTGAGATTGTTTAAATTTTCCGCCACCCCAAGAAGCAGCAGCAAGAGCTTCTATACCATTAATAAACGCACTTGTTGTAACTTGAGAAGCTGTTAATCGACCTCCACTAGCTTCAATAAGGTCGTTAATCATTGTTGTTACAGGTACATATTGTTCGCTTTCATTAAGAACAGTATCCTCACCTGCGCCACGATAAGACTGTTGATCTATTGGAAGTTCATATTCTCCTGTTTCTGAAGGTTTAGTTTTACTCATGTCTTGTATGACAGCGCCTTCATACTTTGGCTTACCTTTAATTAATCTCCATGTTCCTCTAATAGAAGCCACAACACCTTGACCTAACGCTTCATAAAGTGCTTCTTCTGAGCCAGCACGAAAAGCACTATTTACAGAGGCTTGCCAATTACTAGGCTTTTTATCATTATCAGTTAAAGTATAAAAACCTTGTTCTGCAAGATCGCCTGTTGTTCCGCCTGCAAAAGCACCTCCAACTCCGCCTAGAAAAGCGCCTACTGGTTTTGCTGCTAAACCAACAACAGGAAGGACAGGAGGCATTGCGTTCCAGCCTATTGCTGCTCCTCTCCAGCCACCTACTCCGCCACCTACAATTTGGGCAAGTCCATCAGCATTTACTGTATCAATATTTTCAGGATAATCTGGATTACCCATTACATCTACTCCTGTTGGAATAACAGCTTGATTAACTAAATCAACATTATCCCAAGATGGAGAATTAACTATAGCTTGTGAAGAGCTTACATATTCAGATTCAATAACTTCATCATCCCATTCTAAATCTGCCATTATTTATTCTCCCCTTTTTGTCTAAGTTTTCCATCAGGACTAAAGTAATATGTTCCTACTGGTAAATCAACTACATCTTCTTTGTTTTGATAAGTTTTGTACCAACCAGATTGCATCCAATATCTATTTCTAACTTCTGGTCTAAACGAGGCAGTTATAGCTGATTTTTCTTTTTCAACTGCTGCTCTTATATCTTGAATAAACCTTACAACTGCTGCATCATTTGCAAAACCACCTTGTACTTCTTTTAAAAATCTTGTGTATTCAGATTCAGTAACAGCAGCACCAGAGCGTTCTTTTAATAAAGCGTTTTGTATAGCAGCTAATGCTTGTACAACTTCTTGATCTTTTTGACTGCCAAAAGTTGCCTTGCCTTTTTCAAAGAAATTAATACCAGGCAAAGAAACATTACCATTTTCATCTGTGTATTGAGCAATTAATTTTTCCATTCGAGCTATAGACCTTTCTGATTCAGGTATACCTACT